CATCGAACCCAACAAAGACAAAGGCTTTAAGACTTTGATTTGCGAGAGAGTGAACGAGTAACAACTAACCCCAATAAAAATTTCAAACTATGAAGTGTAAGATTTTGCTTTCAGCGTTGGCACTTATCTTTAGTGTCTCGCTTTGCGCGTTTGCCGATGGAACGGTAGAGCAGTCGCCTACCTACGGCGACGTAGTAGTAACCGAAAAGGCCCAGCAGCCTATTTTCGACGTACCCGGTGAGTATATGATTACCACCTACGACGTAGTACAGGGCGTAGATTTCGTTATGCCTGTTAATCAGGTAACACTACGCACCGACTTTGTAGCCGAGACGTACAACCTTACGTTATCAGGCTTTGCCGATGCTTGCAAAGATGTAATGACTTTCGCACAGGCGCACCAACGATTTAGGCAAACTAACACCTACTTATTTCCCGACAATCGAAGATGCTACCTACGACTATCCGACCAAGCCAAAAGTACCGATAATCAGATGTACGCACCCGGCAAATGGAAACGATGGGTTATGGCGCAGCGAAAGTAACAACGAATAAACCGCACAGCGTATGCAACCAAACCAATATACAGGCAGCGAATGGACGCAGTTAGCCAAGGAACTTAGCCCCCGGCAAATGCGTAACGCCCTAAAACGCTCATACCGCACAGAGGCTAAAAAGGCGTTGGCCGTAGCCCGGAGAAAGTTACACGAAAGCGGTTTGCACGTTGAGGGAAACAAAGCCGATTGGGATAAGGGCATACGTAGCCACATCTACAGCAAGGGCGGCGGCTTTATGCTGACCGTGAAAGCCCGGAGAGCCAACCACAACGGCAAAGGTGAAAAGTCAATGCACCAGAACCGCAAAGGCTTTAAGAAGCCTATACTTATGTGGGCAGAAGAGGGAACACAGAAGAGGCAAGCAAAGTCTAAGGGTTGGCACTACGAGCAAACAGGCAGTTGGAAACTTTGGGCCAGGCACGGCACAGCATACAAGCCCCGCAAACGTAAGGTACGCTACGGCGGTTTGAATCGCGGACAAATGGGCGCATACGGTTTTCTTGAAAAGGCGACCCCCGAAATGTACCAAGTCGTAGAAGCAGACTTAGGCGTAGAGGTAGGTGCAGCCGTTGAAAAGGTGGCTAAGAAATGCGGATTTATCTAACCTGAATATTAACGAGAATGGCAGTACCCAAGACATCATTAAGCGTTGGCGAAATTATCTACGACATCTTAACAAACGATGCCGAGGTAAGCAGCCGGGTAACAAAGATTTTCCCGGTAGTGACCGAAAAGGCCAATTTGCCTTATATCGCCTACCGCCGTACACGGATAGACCACGACCCAACGAAAGCCGGAAACCCCGGTGCTGACACCGTGCAGCTTGATTTGCTTTGCTTTACCGCTAAGTATTATGAGGGCGTAGAGTTGGCCGAGGCGGTACGCGCAGCGTTGGACTACAAAAAGGCCGAAAAAGACGGTTTGAAAATGCGTAGTTGCACGTTCAATGGTGGCGGGTTGGAATCCTACGAAGATGATGCCTACGTACAGGAATTAAGTTTTATCATTAAAGTATAGTGAAATATGAGTGAATACGTAAACGGTAGTGATATGTTGCTGAATGTTGGCGGCAAGGCCGTAGGCCATTGCACCACGCACACCACTACGTACAACAGCGAAACCAAAGACCGAGCCGTTAAGCCCGAAGCAAACAAGAGCAAGTCGAGTGGCTTGTGGAAAGGCAAGGGCGTTACCGGCCTTAGTATCTCTATCAGCGCAGAGGGCTTGCGCGTTTATGAGGAAACCGAAAACGGCTTTGAGCAGGTGGCCCCGATGTGGGGTAAGGGCCAGAGCGTCGATGTACAGGCTTTCAAGCGTGAAAACGACGCATCCCCCTATCTGAAAGGTAAGTTTGTTATTGCCTCTATCGAGGAGACGAACCCCGCGCAGGATGATGGTACTTACTCCATCAATCTGGAGAACGACGGCGAACCCGACATTTACCCCGGTAAGGAAGCCGCAAGCGGTGGCGGTGACTAACTCTAATCTCTACTGACTATGGCAAAAGTAGAAATTACTATCAATGGCGTAGCGTACCCCTGTAGACAAACTATGGGGGCTATGCTACGTTTCAAGCAGGAAACCGGCAAAGAGGTTACAGAGATTGACCCCGGAAGTTTCAGCGACCTTTGCACTTATCTTTGGTGTTGCGTGAAATCAGCATCTAAGGCAGATGGCAAAGATTTTGATTTGTCGCTGATGGACTTTGCCGACAGCGTAACGCCCGAAGATGCTACAGAGTGGGCCGAGGCCAACAAAGAGCAGTCAGGCGACAGCACTACAGAAAGCAGCGAGACACCCCGAAAAAAAAAGAAGAGGGCATAAATGACTACTTAGGCTTTGCGTTGGGTTGCATACACCTATCGTTTGACGATTTTTGCCGATGTACCCCAATGGAATTTGAGAGCATTTGCAAGGCGTACCACGACCAACGCGAAGCCGAATATCAAGACGGATGGGAGCGTACAAGGGCAATAATAGTCGCTACCCTACGGCCACACATGAAAGGACGGCCAACAGCCCAAAAAGTCTATCCGCTACCGTGGGATAAGGCAAAGAAGAAACCGCAAAAGAGCGGGGCGAAGCCACTTACGGCAGAGGAAAGCAAAGCACGATTTGAAAGCCTATTGGCGCGAATGAAGAGTGCCAACGATGGCGAAACAAAATAATTATACAGCGTACAATGGCGAAAGACGTAAAATTTAATATCCGGCTAACGATTGACGGCAAAGAGCAAATCGTTACTGCATCTACAAACGTAAAGGAGTTTGCAGACCAGTTGGCGATTGCGCAAACTCAATCTACGAAGTTGAGAGACGATTTGCTGAAAGTTACCCAAGTTACTACGTCTTTTCAAAATGCCATGTCGGGTTTGCAGCAGCTTACCGGGCTAATGCAGACCTATACCGCCGCCAATTCAGAGCAGGCCCAAGTAGAAGCGAAATTGGCTAACAATATGCGTAACACGATGGGCGCAAGGGATGAAGATGTACAGAGTATCAAAGACCTTTGCGCCGCCCAGCAGCGGTTAGGCGTAATCGGTGACGAAGTGCAGATGGCGGGCGCACAGGAATTAGCCACCTACCTTGAAAAGAAATCAAGTTTGGAACAACTCATACCCGTAATGAACGATATGGTAGCACAGCAGTACGGTTTGAACGCTACGAGCGAGGCCGCGACTAATATTGCTACAATGTTGGGCAAGGTGATGGACGGGCAGGTAGGCGCACTTTCCCGATATGGCTACAAATTTGATGAAGCCCAGGCGCAAATATTGAAGTTTGGCACAGAGGAACAACGCGCCGCCGTATTAGCCGAAGTAGTGGAAAGTTCTGTAGGCGGTATGAATGAATCGTTAGCCAAGACAGATGCCGGTAAGGCAAAGCAAGCCGCAAACGACTTTGGCGACCTGAAAGAGCAAATAGGCGCAATTATAGCCCCGTTTGAATCAGCCATTATTAAGGCGGGCCAATTTTCTTTAGCCATTAACGCGATTAGTACAACCGTTGGAGGCATACGCGGTATATACGTAGCTGTCGTTTCGGCTACAGGTGCATTAAAGAATCTGACCGTAGTAACTTATGCGCAGACAGCAGCCGGAAAGGTAGCCGCCGCCGTGCAATTCCTTTGGGCAAAGCAGTTATATTATGGCCGTCAGGCGCAAATAGCATGGGCGTTTAGTGCAAAGTTGGCCACCGTTCAGGCTATCGCTATGCGGGCCGCTATTTTGGGCCTTATGGCCGTTACAGGTGTTGGCCTTGCTTTTGTGGCGGTATCGTCTATTATTTCCCTGTTTGCAAGTAAAACGGACGATGCCACAAAATCTATGCAGGATGCCGAAGCAGAGGCGAAGCGTTTGCAGGAAGTCCAAAACGAGGAAGTACAGGCAGGCGCACAGGCAGCGGCCACGTTGGACTTGCAAAAAGAGAAACTTAAAAACCTGATAGATGCCAAAAAGACAGGCAAAGACGTAAGCAAGGAAGAAAAGAAAATCGTAGGCGAACTTAACGACGCTTACGGCGATACGATGGGCTACTTTGATAGCGTTTCAAGGTGGTACGATGCCCTGATAGCCAACAGCGAAGATTATTGCCGCCAAATGGTTATTGAGGCTAAGACCCGTCGCCTTGCTAATCAGATTGCCGAGAAAGAGGCTGAAACGCACAGCCTTATTTACGACGAAAGCGGTAAGAAGAAATTATATAGCACGGAACGCGAAATAGGTCAACGCCAAATTAAGCGTACCGGCAACGGTAACGCTATGAACGCTTTGCAGAATAGCGGTGTTAATAGCATAGAATATTTCGAGATACCGGGTACGAGTGAGTTAGATAAGGTAAACCAACAAATCCGCGATAATAACGCCCAGGTTAAGGACTTGCAAAAGCAAATGCAGGAAGCCGTAACCGAAGCCGCGAAACTTGATTTTAAGGTTAAGGGTAGTGCAACCCGGCCCGCTACGTCTACTACGACCAAAGCCGGTAAGAATGGCAAGGAAGATAAGCAGCTTATCGAAAATGCCAAGACCTACAAGGATTTGGCAAATAACGTCGCTTACTATCAGCAAGAGTTAGAGAAATGCGATATTACCGACACCGAGCGGATAGTTACGTTAGCCAAGGCAAAGAAAGCCGCTGAAGATGCAGTAAAGGCGTTTAAGGGTATAACCGACGCGGCCACGATGCCCGTTGAACTGAATACCTTAGACGATTACGATAAGAAGTTAAACGCCCTACGCAATGACCGTAAGACGGCAAGTAAAGAGCATATAGCCCAAATTGACGCGGAGATAGAGCGAATAGAAGCCGCTAAACAAGCGTTGGAAGATGAAAGCGTAGCCGCCTTAAAGGATGAAGAAATACGTACCTACGACCAACTAAACAAGAAACTTGCATACTATAACCGCCTGTTAAAGTCAGGTGATGCAACGCAGCGTGAATTTGCCCAGCAAGGTATTAACCGCCTGAATAAGTTGCAAGAGGCATGGGATGAGGCTTTAGACGCTATGAGCCTACCCACAACCACTAACAACCTCAAAGACATAGACGCGGCTATTTCGTTCTATACGGCACGTCAGCAAAAGGAAGATGCCGACCAGATACAAAAGACGCAGGCCATTATCGACGGGCTGACAGCCAAGAAAAAGGCTTTGCAATTAGGTATCGAGTTACCCAATATGCAGCGGGAAATAGCCGAGGTAAACGCGCTAACCGGGCATGAGTACAAAGTTAGAATTAAGGGCTTTGGCTTTGATGAACTTACAAAGAAAATTCGGGA